TGCTACGGAACACCGAGGCACCTTGCAGGCATAGTGGAACATGGATTGACGAAGTATCACCGAAGATCTTTCTGTTCTAAGTACTTGACGACATGACATCCTGGCTGATGTCAACAGTCATGATATGAACGTCATCGGCTAAACGTTTTTTTTGCAATACCGTATACTTCACAGTGTTCAATCCGTCCGAGTCTATCAGTCGATTCTTTTCTGCTGCACTCGACGTATTAATATGTGACTCTCTCCACAAATCACTCTGAGCTTTTAGCGCACCAGAATATTCTCGGACGTTGCTTTCATGTGGCAACGTCGTGAACGAGTGCTTTGATGTGTGGTCAATGGACATTTGTATATTTCGCATCTCGGCTCTGTAGTACAGTGCCCTGTCTTCTATTCCCCAACCATATATCGAATTTGGAAATCCGTTCATTTTCTTGAGAGATTCGAGCTTTATTTTACAAATACCACCAAGAGACGTACTGTGAGGTACTCGTATTCGCAAAATATCTTCATGACGCGCGTCATTTGTATACAAGAGTCGTACACACGAGTCGTTTCCGAAAGTATCAATGTCGTGCAAGACAATTCGTGACGAATCACTACATTCGTCTAAAATACACTGTTCCATAATCCCCGCATTTAACAGTTTCCCTCTATTGAAAAGTCTTTGGTCGTTTGATTGTTCGATGATCGTGACTTTCACGTCCGGGATATGCTTCCTTAAGATGGGCACAAACTCCTCGATGAATATTTTCAAATGCTTCTCTCGGTTTCGATATGGCACTAGAACTTGGACAGGTACACTATTCATCTTGATTCAACTGATATTATTTTTTTTCTTTTTGCGACAACGCGCCACTTTTACGTTGTGTCGGTGGTACATATTCAAAATTGAAAAAGTCGAAAATGCTCTCCTCTGAATCAAAGTTCCCTACGACATGTTCTTTCGTGGCTGAATTAGTAATACGTTTTTCGTTGAGCGAGTAACCTTTCTCCAGGGCATGTGACCTCATTTCTTTATTGAAGTTATCATCGCCGGTAAAGTATAACAAGGCGAAGAAGTATTCTTCTTTGCTTGTGATCATGATATCAATCCTCCTGGCTATTTCGCTTCCAGGTAGCCTACAAAGGCCCATGTATTTTCGTTCTCCGAAAGCCAGGTCTTCTACGATGTAACCAGCTTCTTTCAGGGATGTGACGAAAGTCTTGAACGATTTGTTCATGTCGCTACTCTTGTTGCAATGGATCAAAACGTCGATATCACCACTTGACTCGGATCCTCTTCGATAACTACCTGAAATGTTGTACGAAGTGTCACCATGGCTCGAATTCATATGTTCAGTCAGGTAGTCGTCGTGTGCGATCATTTCAGGCCTGGGAATCGATTGCTGTATATCTGAAAAATAATGGACACCTTTTTTTTGGCACGTAGTGAGAATGGTGTATTCGGTGTCTATTTCTTTGAGATGCGATATATCTCTTATTGAGCCATACTGATCTATGATTCGCCTCTTGGCAACGGGACCTATACCGTAGATTAATCCAATGTCAAATCCTTGATCTTGCTGAATAGAGATGTCCACCTCGTCGAGATTTTTCTTGTTATCTCGGATGTAAATTATTTTTTCACTGATCTTGTTCCCGATTCCTTTGATGTCAACAAATGTTTTTCGCTCGAGTATTTCGTCCTCTGTCATTGAGTGTATTGCATTCAAAGAACTCTCGTAATATTTTCGTTTGAATGGAACCGCTTCTTTCTTCAACAAAATTAAATTCGCAATGATCAGGTCTTTGACGGTTTCTACCTTCGTCATAGTATAGTATATTGCTATAAGAGCGCATATTTTTTTATATCATTACCATTGAATGACTTTTTAGGTTATAGGCCAGATTCGGAATAATCATGCAACTCGTAGCTTACGGTGCTCAAGACGTGCCACGAGGCACTAAAAGACTGGTCAAAAGGGGGTCACCAACTTTGAAATAATTCTATTTGAGGAGCCCAAATTTCTACTCATGTTTTACAATTAAACCCCTTTTGGGAGCTTCGAAATAATTTTGGAAATTTTATATTTTCTGAAAAAAATCCACTATCGAATCAGTCCACGACGCACAAGCGAAGCCCTGAAATTTTCCCTACAGGTGTGATTTTTGCCCGATTTTGACCCCGATCGTGCTCGCGCGAGCCCCGTGCAGCAAAAAGTGACGAAAAATCTCAGAAATTTCACGATCGAGAGACCATTAAAACCCAAAACCAAAATGCCCAAAAAATCTGCACCCACCGATTCTGAATCCGATGATGAAGGCGGACAGTCCTTGTATGAAGCCGATCTCTTGGAACAGATCGAAGGGTGGGTGGAAGATCCCGAAGAACCCAGTGACGACGAACTCGAAAATGGAATATGTTTACTTGAAGATAGGATTGGCAAGGTCGAAAAGTATATCGAAACGCAGGAAAACGGTGACACATCGCTAATTGAAAGACATTTGAAGGTATATGAATTATGGCTAAAGAACCTGCGAGATGAGAAAGAGATACGACATGATTGTGAAGTCAGGGTGATGACCGAAGAAGAAGTCCAAAATGATCCTGAAATGACTGCTCAAGTGGAAATTTGTACTTGCTGACGAGAACGCGGCGCGAAACATTTTCATGAAATACCTCGAGGAGTGATTCTTCGAGTGTTTTTCCGTCGAATGGTACTAATTTTTATGACTTTTGATGACGCTATCTAGCCGAGAGAGTTTAGCCACAAACCATTTACTTGCTGATTTCATTTATTGATCAAAAATTTCATTTTATTTTCCCAATCACTGAATGTGCAATTCTTTTGATACCAATTCTTTAAGTTCTTCGATAACACTGCATTGTTGATCCAAGCTATAGCAAGCTTGTTCTCTAAATAACCCACATCGTAACGTTTGTTAATATCGATTTTGACGTAGCAATCATCCGGGACTTCACTGAAAAATCCAACAGGTGTTGATACGACTACCATTCCGCATATGGCCGCGTCTAAGGCTGCGTACGAAAATCCTTCGGAGTTGGAAATTTGAAGAAATATGTCATGTGATAGATATATGTCCTGTTTTGCTTTGTTGTATGCGACCACGTCACTGTAGTCGTGTCCCTTGATGTCCAGCTGATTAAAAGAATGAGAAGCCTTAAAGATAACGCTCTGTTTCAGTACATTTATGTCCCCTTTCTTTCCTCCGAAATTTCCCAGAACTTGTATCAGTTTGGGCGCACATGACGTACTGTAAATCTTAAACCGATCTTCATCGAAATCTGAAGTGTGATGAATCAGATGGTTATTGAATTTCGAATACCTTGTTCCATAGAACGATCGAAAGTCCTCCTTTACTTCTCGGGAAATAGATATTATTTCTGTAGAATTTGGGTCTCTGACTTCTAACATATTATCCTGACCTTTGACACATAGGTCTCTCCAGTAAAGGTCCCAGTCCGGATTGAGTTGTGCCGTCTTTCTCGCACATCCGTGATGCACGATGAAGACTTTAAAGTGGTTCGGTATATCGCACGCTAGATGATTATCCGTGATGATTACCATACTCCTCCCTAAACTGCGAAGTTTCTCCGAGTATTGAAGCATACAGTTCTTTTGTGCGGGACCTTTGAAAAATCTCCTATGTTTGTAAACCTTCTTGAGGTGGTAGTCGTATCGAGCGACGCCTCCATAATCCCCAATGTCGTAACTACCACAACAATAGTGCACTAATTGTGTTGTCGTATTACTCGTGCTGAATTCGCCGTCATATTGGGAGTTTATGAAATTGTCCTTGAAATATCCATAAATATCAAGACACATTTTCCTACGGTTTGATACTTCATTCTTGCTCATGTTTCTGAGATAGGTATCGAGATACTTGACCTGACTTTCCGGTATCCTTACTATCGCTCTATTCCACATCGGATGGTATGGAAGATCGAGCTTGTCTGACAATAATATAGGTATCGAGCCTGTGGCCAGCGCTTCCCAGAATCTGATCGAGTTCGGGCCACTGCCGCTGGGGCACAAGCTGAACGTCGAATCAATAAGCAAATGGTTATAATCGGTCGTATTTCGCTCATGCAATTTACTTGTGTCGACTTCGCCCGCTTCACTCTGCGCATCTGAATACACCGTGTTATTGAAATGCCATTCACCTATGTTTTTCACATACACATCTTCCGGTTTTATTTTCAGTCCCATCCCTGATCCCGATTGTAACTTCAAAATCTCTAATCGAATTTTTGATATGTATATCTCTTGATATGCTCCCTGAAAACTATATAAAATCCTTCGTTCTCTGTTCATGTAATTAATGTTCTTGAAACAGTCGTTTTTTCGTTCGTCCTCTACATTGACCGCGTATAATGGACACGGTTTTATGATGATCCCGTCGATCACGTCCTCGTCGAGTACCTTGTGTGGTGTGTACAAAACATTTATTCCAATTTCTTTGAAAAATGGTATGAGTTTTTTGAAGTATATGTGCTGACAACATGTGATGTTGAATCGATTCCGCTCTGTTTTTAGTTGAAGCGCAGCCTTTATTTTGTTCAGATCGATCCTTTTGTCGATGATTGTAGCCCATGGCATCGCGACGTAGCTTTCGTTATCCGTGTTCTGCAAGGAAAAGACCTTTTCCGTTATTACTGGATATTGCCAAAATAATTCCGGCATCCCTACATCGGTTTTACATATTTTTTTAACATCGAAAACGCATCGGCATCCGGTCGTTTTACATTTTCCGCCTCACTAAAGGGATTTTCCTCTCCATGAAATGCCATCCCACATATGCTTGAACATTTAAAGTGACAGAAACATCACCCGTATGTAAGGCGGCGCCATTTAGGGTTCAAACCCCAAACCCTTCGTACTCTCCATAAAACACGAAAATCTTCTCGTAATACCTCTCCGCTATAGTTTTCCCCGCCTCGTTTGTTTCCAGGTATGGGGATCGATGATGTCTGCACCTCCACGCGGTGATCCCTGGGTAACGCCAAGACAGACACATGTGCTCCGTTAGCTCAGTTGGTTAGAGGTACGTCATCAAATGAATTTCTTTCAAAATGTTTTTACTTACTGACTTGATACATATTTTCCATCTCGACATGAATACAACAGCGTGGTGCTTATACATATGTATACAGATGATAATGTAACAATTATTCGAGGCACGCCAAGGTCAGCGGTTCGAACCCGCTACGGAGCACAAGATTGCAAATGCAATCAACTATGGATCACTTATGCAATACCTCCTCGTGGTGTGGTCCGGATAACGCTAAAATTGCATACACTAAATTCATGTACCGCATGAATTTCAGTAGATTTAGGGTTTGTCATTAGAAAATCAGAAATCCGTAAAATTAACGTCCTCTGAAAAATATCAACTGATCTACAATCATCGTAGAAAACATTTGCAACCGATTCCCGGAAACGACTCACAACTAATCGGTTTATTAGCAACTGATTTGCAACTGACGTTTGCAACTAAAATACGGCAGTGCTCCATAG